AATGACTTACAGAGACAGGCGATTGATGGTCAGTTGAAGATAGACAAAGATGGGATGTTACATAACGAGTTCAAACTTCAGTTCTTGGATATGATAAAACAAGGTGTTGATTTGAGAACCATTCGTAAGTTTGTAGCTGATAGTAACTTTACAGATTACACAGAGCTGTATCGTTTCCTATATGATGAGGTAGAGAATATTTCTGTGGAGAAGTTGCCAGAGATTATCGTTGATATATCAAATGGTTCATACCAAGATGTGTTGGTCGTAGATAAAGAGATAAATTTTATGGCTACCATCTCTAACATACTTAGGAGATTACAATGAACATGAAACCACAAAAACCATTACCACAACAACAAGTTCAAATAGACTTGAGTGATGCAGATACCATGAAATGTCAAAAGTGTGAGAATCCTGTTTTCATACAAGCATATGTCATAAAGAAAATATCTGCTATAGTTTCACCTACTGGTAAAGAAGTTATCGCTCCAATTCAAGTTTTCAACTGTGGAAATTGTGGAGAGATGTTACCACTACAGGAATTAGATGAACTTATTTAAGTGGATAGACGAACTATTTACTAAGAAAAGACCTTGGGATAGTTTTTCGGAAGAGGAACAAAAGAAGTTTAGTCCGTTTATGGTAAATCGTTATTTAAGTATGAATAATGATTATTTACCGATTGTTAATCACTTTCAGAAGTTAACAATTGAGGTAATGCCACATTCTGCTGTCTATAAATTCTATTGTTCCTTACTCCCAAACAAGAAAACTTTTTTAAGGTATCTTAGTGGTAAAAAAACAAAGGTCAACGAAAAGGTTGTTCCTTTTATTCAAGAATACTTTGAAGTTAGTAAGATACAAGCTGGTGAATACTATCAACTGATGAACAAAGACGAGTTAAAGTCTTTACTAACAAAGTATGGTAAGACAGAAAAAGAAATAAAAAAGATGGGTGTTAGATGAATAAATTATTTATGGCTATGTCCATATCGTTGTTAGGACATGTTATTGCTTGGTTTCATATGCAAGGTCAGTTTAAGTATGAGTGGGCAAAAAGTTTATGGTGGATAGTTCTTGGTGGGATACCTATAAGTTTTTGTTTTTTCTATGGAACAAAGTGGTATTATGATTATTTTCAAAATTATTGGTATGTTAGACCAATAGGATTTGGTATGGCAACGCTAACTATGGGTATTTTAACTTGGTTGGTTTTGAATGAAGTGCCAGATACAAGAACTATCATATCGTTAGTTTTATCGGTTGTTATTATAGCAATACAGTTATCACATTTAATTATAAAATAGAGGTTATATGAAAATAAAAGAAAGAGAACTTGATAAGTCAGGTGACATTCATCCAGTTGTAGAACAAATGGAAAAAGAATGGCCAGTTATGACTAAAGAGTTTAAGAGGTTACAGAGACAACAATACGAGTTGTTTTTAAAAAAACAACATGACTATGGTCCTGGTAATATTTCAGTTGGTACTACATTACAAACTGATGAAGAAGTACATCTATCACTAACAGGTCTTTGGTTTAGAATGAATGACAAGATACAAAGACTTAAGACTTTACTAATGAGTGGTAGAGATAATGCAGTACAAGGTGAACCTATGGAAGATGCTTATTTAGATGTATCTAACTATGGTATTATGGCAACAATCGTTAAAAATGGTAAATGGGGTAAATAATGGAAAGACATTGGGGTGAGAAACAAAAACCAACGCCAAGAAAAGCTGGTGCTGAGGCTACTGAGAAACATAT